AAAGAAGAAAACATCACACAATGTTTTCACGATGCAGCAAAGCGCAAGACGACACGTCCCGAAGTCGCCAGAGTGCTGAAGGAAGAAAGAGAAGTCGGAAACGACAGACCTGAACCGCAATGTCTTCAGGAACATGTGAAAGCACTTCAAAAAATGCTGGAAGAAGAAACATATCAACCGCCAGAACATAAAAAGATGCTGATAAACGAATATAGCTGCGGAAAGGTCAGGGAAATCATAAAACCTGAATTTCAGTATGAACAGGTCGTGCATCATTGCATCATAAAACAGCTTCAACCGATCGTGCTTCATGGACTATATGAACACGCACTGGGAAGCATACCGAACAGAGGTTGCCACAGTGGAAAGAAACAAGTTGAAAAGTGGATAAAAGCCTATAAAGGAAAGAAGTTCTATATCCTGAAGGCAGATGTCAGACACTGCTTCGATACAGAAGACATTCGCGTAATTGAAACAAAGCTGAAACGCGTGATCAAAGACGAAAGATTTGTTAGATTGTGCAGCACAGTCATGGAGCATGAAGCGACAATGAAGCCACCTGAATTTGATCGGGAATGGATCGAGGATGAACAATGGAAAGATACTGAATTTTTGTCAGGGCTTCCGCTTGGGTTCGTGACTTCACAATGGTTCACGCAGCTGAATTATAAAGAACTCGATCACAAGATTGTTGAAGAGTGGAAGGAACTGGGCGGCGTTGACCATTCAATTCGATACGCGGACGACATTGTTGCGTTCGGAAGAAACAAAAAGAAACTTCACAGACTGAAAGATGTTATGTCGGAATATATGAAAAATGAAATGCATCAGAAAATCAAATACAACTGGCAAGTGTTCCGTTTTGAATATCCCGACAGGAAAGCACCGCCAGTCATTGACAAGAAGACAGGAAAAGAGAAACCGAAGACCAGAGGGCGTGCGCTAGACTTCATGGGATTTGTATTTCATTACAATCGCACAACGCTTCGCAAATCAATCCTGAAGCGTGCAACAAAGAAGGCGCACAGAATTGCAAAGAAAGAGAAAGTCAACTGGTATGATGCTTCAGCAATGCTGGCATCAATGGGCTAGTTTACACATACGGACACTTATGGCTTTTATGAAGATCATATCAAGCCATATGTCAATATAAAGCAACTGAAAAAGAAAGTCAGCAAGCATTCAAAGAAAGGAGTGAAGAACAATGATGTCAGAATGGTATCAGTCAGAAAGTATGGACAAGCCGACAGAGTGGGACACGACATCAAGCCCGACAGTGGTCTATCAGCGAAAGAGCATCGCAGAGCAGATCAGGAAGGGCATTGACGGAGAAAAAGACCGCACTGTCTATGTGTACAGCGAAAGGACTATGACACAGGAAGAATATGCAAGACTTCAGGCAGAGCTTGAAAGTCCAGCAACAAAGATGATCATGCAGTCAATGTCATCAATTGAAATGAACGTGGCAATGATGCAAGAAATGATGGAGGTATAAGCATGGCAGAAACAAGCACAGGAACAAACACAGAAACAACCGAAAAGGTACACAGCAAAAAGTTCGATTCGCTGAAGAAAAAGTGGGAAATGGACTATATCACAAAAGACACACTGAAAGGCTGGGTTGCGCTGAATGAGAAGAGAGCAGGAAAGGGCATCACAGCAGAGGAATACAAGGAAATTACTGGCGAAGAGTATGAAGCCAGTGAAGAATAATGACGCAGATTGAATTGATCGACAGGCTGTGCGCCGTGAATACGCTTCTGACAGACATTGTCAGGGAACAGGCAGAAATAATGGCGCAACATGGAATCGAAGCGATACAGACGCAGGACGAAGCCACAGACAGGCTTGACGATCTATTCGGGAAGCGCAAAAGGGCAGAAGACGAAAACGATGCAATCGAAGCAGCACTTCGCAATTATATTTGACGGAGGAAAAAGAAAATGACTATTGAAGTATCATTGTTACTTTCAGGCGTGTCGATTGCGTTTGCAATCTTCTTCGGAATCAGTACACGCAACAGAAACGTGAAGAAGGACACACAGGACGAAGCCAGAGAGGATGCAACGATCCTGACCAAACTGGAAAACATTCAGAATACTATGATTGAAGTGAAGTCTGAAATGGGATCATACAGAAACGAAATGAAAGAGATCAGGGAGTATTACATCAGGGCATCGGAAAGTCTGAAGCAGCTTCATAAGCGTGTGGATAGAATTGACAAGATCATTGATGAATCACATCCACATCAGTACATCGAAGAGTAACAGGAGGAAAGCGCGTGGAGAAGTACAGCTATACAATACCAGCAAGCAGAAGAAAGAAAAGACGCAAGAAGTCGCTGACAAGCTGGATCATGGAGTTTTCAAAAAAAGTTGTGGTTGTCTGCGTGCTGCTTTACATCATCATTGAACTGTTTTCAGTAATAGCGATCTGGCACTTCGCAGACACATCAGTGCTGACCACACTGATCAGCGAAACATCAGAAGTGCTTCGCATGGGTGTGTTCGGGTACATGATAAAGGCAGGAATTGAGAACTGGCAGAAAATCAAAAAAGGAAAGCAGGAAAGTGAAAACGAGGAAGGCGGTGCGAACGGATGAAAAATGCAGCTTTAATATTAAAAACAATTTATGATAATTTGCCGATGATCCTGACAATCATTGCGATTGTGGCAGGCATCGGAATCAAGGTCAGAAACTTCCTGAAGCAGTCAAAGGAAGACCAAAAGAAGCAGCTTCAGGAACAGGCAGACAAAGTCGTGGAACTGGTAAAAGAAAGCCTTCTGTCTATCGTATCAAAGGCAGAAAAGGAATGGGGAAGCGGCACAGGAACAATCAAGAAGTCATGGGTGTGGGAACAACTTCAGGCACAACAGCAGAAGTTGACGGAATACATATCAGAAGGACTGATCGACAAAGACATGGTCGATGATCTGATTGAAGCGGCAGTTGAAGAACTGAACGCTATTTTGAAAAAGAATCAGAAGGCTGCTGAAGCAGTCAAGCCGCCTGAAGAAAGAGAAGCGGCAGCGGTAGCAGCTGCGCTTCAGGCGCAGAAGATAAAGACGGAATAAAAAGACAGGAGGTCAAAAGGAATGCTACATGCTTACATTACACCATACGCGATCTGCTTCATGGCGACAGTAGTCATCATTATGCTATTGCTGATCGCAGGCGTTGAGATCGACAAGGAAGAAGCGAAACATCACGGCGCAGAGGTTGAGCCGCCGCCAACAGCGAAGGACTGGATCGGGGATATATTAAAAGCATTCCTGATCGCCTTCGTGGTATCATTAGCAGCCCCACTGGTATTGATATTTTATATCTTTGTGATCGGTTGCATTATCATTTCAGCATTAACAGAAGAATAACAGGAGGAAAAGAACATGGGAACATTATGCGGATGGGCTAGTATTGACGAAAACGGAAAAGCAACAGGAGGACAGAAAGGCGATCAGACAGGTCGTGAAGTAAAGACTGGAAACTGGTATGACTTCGGTCAGACAGTCGTGCTTCGTTTCAAGGACAGAAACAAGGCAGCGAAGGCGGCGACAGCGATGAAGCAGCTGTGCGCGAATGACAATGTCGGATATTGTCAGGGACACAGAACTTCACTGTACACAGAACTTGAAAAGGTCGGCTGGAATCCGACAGCATTGAAAACACCTTGCGAAACCGATTGCAGTGCGATGATGTCGCCAGTGCTTAAATGCGCAGGAATCAGCGTGTCAAAGGATATTTACACAGGCAACATGGTCAATGCTATTATGGCAACAGGAGAGTTTGAAAAACTCACAGGAAGCAAGTACACAGACACAGGCGACAATCTTATGACTGGCGATATTTCAGTGGCAGCAGGCAAGCACACAATCATGGCACTGGAAAACGGATGCAACGTGTCAGGCGGCAACGGATCAGGAAGCGGATCAGGCAATAATCCAGCTGTACCATACGGAACAGCAAAGACAGCGACATTCACTGGATATGTGAACACAGGCGCACTGAATGTCAGAAAGCAGCCTGATCCAGATGCAGACAAACTTGTGTCATATCCTTGCATCAAGCAGAACACAGAAGTCGGAGTGTGCGGAAGCGCAAAAGCACCGAACGGCGCATTGTGGTATTACATCTATATTGACGGAGCAAAGGGCAAGAAGTACGGATATGTAAACGCAAGATACATCACAGCGAAATAAGGAGGAAGCGCGATGGAATACTTCATGGGCGAAACATTCGACAAAGAGAAAAATAAGCCATACAAGAAACTGGATGCAGCAGAGAAGGCAGCAGAGAAAGTGAAAGCCGCTGTATTTGATGAAAATGGCGAAGTGGTAAAAGACTTCAGGGAAAAGGTTGAAACGCCAGCAGAGCCGCCACAGACAGCCACAGACGGCAGTCAGGAGCAGCAGGCAACCAACAGCGCAGATCAGACCGATCAGGAGAAGAAGACCGATGCAGAAACCGATCAGGCAGATCAGGAACAGCAGCAGGCAACAATGACCGACACTGTACCTGAAGGCGCGCTGGACACAGATGCAGACGGAAACGTGCCGACATTCGATGCAGACGGAAATCAGGTCGGAACGGCAACGACTGAAGAAATCAAGGCAGCTGAAGAAGCTGTCACAGAAAACATTGACGGCATGACAGCGGTCAGAATCAAAGGAAAGATCAGAAGGGTGTTCAATGGTAGCATCAGGATCAGAAAAGCACCTTCATGGAGCAATGACGCTGTCAGAGGTGCAGCAGCATTCACAGAAAAGATTGTCACACATGTGATGGAAGTGGACGGAAAGCCGATGTATAAGACACTTGACGGATATTTCATCAGTGGCGATCCGAAGCTGGTTGAATACATCGAAGAATAATGTCGATAATTTTGGAGTAAAAGAGAAGCAAGACGGACAATGCGCCGCCTTGCTTTTATTTTGTCCACATATAGGGGATAACTGTGTGGATAATCACAAGATATTGATTGTACTAACAAAGCAGTACCGACTGGAAATTTGGACTCAAAAACAAGTATGGATGTTATTTTGCTGATGCAGTCGATTAGCCGTCAGTTCCACCAAACCACCATTATGATCACGCACAATGAGGAAATCGCTCAAATGGCAGACCGCACAATCCGCATTGAGGATGGCAAGGTTGTTTCGGGAGGTGTCAGATATGCACGCTAACCGAAATAAAAAAGCAGTTAAGCGAGTAGAAAAGGGAATGATGAAAGCAAACCGTATTCGTAACCTGTTTGCGGTGTTTGCGATCGTTCTCACTACATTTATGATTACTACCGTGTTTAGTTTGGGCATTAACTATATGGAAAATATGAAGTTAATGCAGGTGCGTACCGCAGGCACGACCGCTAATGCTTCCCTTGCGATGCCGACAGAAAAGCAGGAACAGCAGATTAAGAATTTGGAATATGTTAAAACCGTCGGTACGCAGTATATGGTCGGCTCGGTTGCCGAGAAGAACGATGAGGGGCGTGATCTTTCTATCGCACTTTCGTATTACGACACTACTGAATGGGATAAACACTATAAAGAAACAATCAAAGATATAGAAGGGAAATATCCCTCAAATGAAAATGAAATTATGCTGTCAAAGGATGCTCTTTCACAGCTTGGAATGAAAGAGCCGAAGCTGAATATGGAAATCCCTCTGTCCTATTATGATAAAAACGGTCAGCAGGAAAAAAATTTCACTTTAAGCGGATGGTTTCATTCCTATACAGGCACGGGAATGGGCTTTGTTTCCGAAGCGTATTGCAAAAATGCAGGCTATACAATGGCAGAGGACGGCGTTCTTTCTTTGTCGTTGAATAAAATGCCTGATGATTTTTATCGTATTCAAAAAGATGTGGAGCTTAACGAAAATCAATCTTTCGGCGGTGCGGTTTCCATGAAATCATCAAGCGGTTCAGTGATTGCAATGGTAATCCTATTGGTATTCTTTATTATTGGCAGCGGGTATCTCCTTATTTACAATGTTTTGTATATATCCATTTCAAATGATACCCGTTTTTACGGTTTGATGAAAACGCTTGGAACAACGCAAAAACAGATTAAATCACTGGTAAAAAATCAGGCAGTTAAGTTTGCTTGCATTGGTATCCCGATTGGTATTTTGTTAGCCACCGCTGTTTCCTTTGGAATTGTTCCATTTGTGTTGAACGAGGGTTTTGAACAGGGCAAGTCGATGATGGATGCCGAAGTGTTTTTCCATCCATCTATCTATATTTTGTCCGTAATCTTTTCAGCAGTAACCGTTTGGATTGCCTGCAATGCTCCTGCAAAAGCGGCTGCAAAAATTTCGCCAATAGAAGCATTGAAGTTTCAGAATTTTGCACCGAAGAAAACAAAAAGCAGAAATTCCACCAATGGTGGCAAGCTGCATGTGATGGCATTTCATAATGTATTCCGTGACAAAAAGCGTGCTGCCCTTGTGTTTATGTCCTTGTTTATGGGAATTACTATGATTTTAGGCGTAAATGGGGTTATAAGCAGTATGTCGGCTGAGAACTTTATTAAGGAATATATGGACTATAACTTTGAATACACTGATATTCAGTTTGAGCAGTATGAACAGCTCAATAAAGAAGTACCGCAGTTTGACGAACACTTTGTAGAACAAATCAAGCAGCTTGACGGTATTAAAAATATAGATGTTCAAAAAACAGTCTGGGCAGGTATTGACTTTAATGAAAACGATTTAGAAGGCTTTATGAAAATCAAATATGAGGACAGCAAATATAAAGCAAAGGGGCAGTCCTATGAACAGACGATAGAAACACTGAAAGGGTACGCTGAATCTGGTGACTATGGCTGCTATATTACAACGCTTCCAGACGACAGGGTACTGGAAGAATACAATGCAGAGCATCCTGATACGCCTATTGACATGGAAGCATTTAAGCGTGGCGAAACAGCGATTGCAGGAAAAGATACCGAATATAACGCTCCTAATACCGCTTTAGTGGGTGAAACATTGACACTAACTGCCGACAGTACAGACGGCAAGGCAACTGATTTCAAAATTGGCGGAGCTTTTTACTATGACGATTATGATAATACTCTTTCAGAAGGTATTGGCAGACGCAAAGAAATAAATATGGTGCCAGATGTTATCTTTGTCAGCGAAGCGGGTATGGAACGCCTGACAAAAGAACCAATAATTTCCGCAATCGGCGTTGACATTAAGAATTTCAACGATTTAGAGCGAATTGACAGCGAATTACAGGCGATCAACAGTACCTTGACCACATCGGAGTGGCAGCTGAAATCTTCCGTGAATCAGAAAGAACTATATAACCAGATGAACTACTCTTTGAGCTTGCTGGGAAACGGTGCTGCAATTCTGCTCATTGTCATCGGCTTGATTAACTTTGTAAATGTTATGTTGACGGGTGTGGTGGCAAGGAAAAATGAATTTGCCATTATGGAAAGTATCGGAACAACGAAAAAGCAGATCAGGAAGATATTGACCTTAGAAGGCGGTATTTATGCTCTGATTTCTACTCTGCTGATTATGACTTTTGGTAATGCGTTCCTAATGTTGGTGGCAGATGCAGTTCCGCATATGGCAAACTATGCAGTATTTAAATACCCTGTTGCACTTGTCATCGGTTTGATCGCAGCAATCTTTGTAATTTGCTTAAGCGTTCCTGCCATTGTTTACAAGGCAACTTCTGATGAAACGGTCATTGAAAGACTGCACAATTTTGATAGTTAA